CATTGTTACACTGCACGTAGCAGTGGTGGCACTTTCCATCGCCAACCCATAGTGGGTTTTTGAACTTCGGCAAAGTGCATTAGCAGTTTGGCGCGCTGTCTGGGTTCCATTACCAACATGGCCTTCCACATGTCATCTGTCCCAAGCAGCTCAGGCGGCAATCCACATGCTTTAGCAGCTGCACGGGCTGAGTGTACACGGTCTCTCTCGATGCCCACGCGCCACCTATTAGGAGGAACATTGGGCCACTCGACATGATACGTCTCTGGCTTTGACACCCGGGTAGGCCACACCTGCAATGCCCTGCTGTCATACTCCCGTTGTAGCCAGTTCTTGGCTACATGGCGGTATGATTGCCATGCCCGCTCGCCTACAATTTGGGCGCGTCGGTGGTGGCCAATGGCTTCCCACACTGCTGTTTCTTTGGTGGTGCTGGCTTCGGCTGCATGTTTAGGAAGCCCGTGTGGCGGTGGAGGCTTGGAAACTTCGGGAGTGTCAGCAAATGTCTGTCCCCATAATGGGTGTCCACCAGGCCCAGCCCCTCTCAGCGGCCACCATTCCAACCGGACTAACTCTCCAGCTGGGTTCTTGACCTGCATCAGATAGTCCAGTACATACCCTGCTAGTCTCTGTCCAGCCTCGTGTGGAACTCCACCAAGGACCATGTCCCATACGTGGTCACTAATGTCCTTGACAGTGGTGCTCAAGTCTCTGACAGGGTCCTTGTACCAATTCCCTGAGCAGAAGGTCAATATTGTATTGGCAATTGGGTACACAGGTAGGCGGCCAGGCTTACGCATCAACTGGAGGAATTCATCGTGTCGGCGTGACAACAGGCCCTTGGAGACCTGGGATGTAAACCCAAGTGCATCTGCCACTAGGGTATGGCACACAGCTGCTCCCCAATTGAAGTAAGAAAGGGTCTCGTCATCACCGCAGATGCGCTCCTTGGTAGTCACAGCAGCTTGCCCAAACAGCATGCGCATGACCGAAGATATGCATCTAAGGTACACCAAGTGCAAGATCGTGTTGTCCCTTGCGGTGTTTCTATGGCCTGACCACAGCCCGCATCTAACCTGGACATTGCCTGCCGGTGTCTTGATCGACGCGTGGTTGTACGACTCAGCTATCCAAAGATGTGCCCGTTCCTTATCCCGGGCCCAACTATCTGGGACGTCTCTCCATTGTTTGGCAAGATGGATGTCAACGAGCTGTAGCGACCGAAGTGAATGTAGGATGTTGAAGTTTGAGTAGTCATTACTAACTCTCCATACCTTGGGCCCAATGTCGAAAGACACCCATTCAGCTACATCTGATGGAGTTTGTTGCAACACCATTCCACCCAGCTTAGTTGTCCCCTCGCACCCAGATGATGCATATCCTGCCACGAAGGATGCAGTGTCATCAAGAGCAAGCAGGGCCCGCTTCTTCATTCCGGGCTCAGGTTTGGTGGAGCCACGCGCCTCGGCCCGTGGCATGCCAATAGCTTGGCACATTTCCTTCTTGCTGGTCATTTCCATGACAGTCGGCTTAATTGGCCGGAGTTGCAGGTCGAGCTCCTTAATGTCAAGCTCCTTGAGTGCCGTCTTGATTGCTCCACCCTGTGACGTGGTACCTCGGGGTGTCTGCCACCACCTATCTTCAAAGAACTCATCGACAGATCCCTGACTCCACCGCAATTTCTTCACCACATGTGCAGCCACCTCGCGTAACGTGTAGTCCCGCACACGTTGGAAGGCGGCCGCCGACACGACCCCATCCTGTGCCGCACGTTTAGGGGTGGTGTCGGCTGTACGCTCCTTGTGCTCCTTCTCCCAGTCGGCTTCTGCATCCGTGCGTCCTGCAAGCGACACCACTCGGCGCATGCCAAAGGCGTACCACACCTCGGCTGGCCCACGTCCAAAAATTTGACCCAGGCGCCTGCATTCATTAGAGAATGGCTTGACAATATCCGGCCATTGATCCAGAGGAACGCGGTGGATAGGGATGTCAGCCGAGACATAGATGCCGACAGGCGTGTGGAGCCATATTAGCAGGGCTGCCACTGCGTAGTCCAACTG